CATTTCTGCCAGGATTTCAAACCTAGGATCAGCCCAGAACTTGATCACATTGTCCGGCACAATTGGCATGTTCATTTTTGAACTCTTAAACAAATTCGTAAAATTTAACCGAAGGGTCTAGCTTCTGGAGCTCTTTGGCGGCAGCCGTCAATGCCCGGTAGCGAGTCTGAACTTGACTGCGGCTCAGTTCACCATCGCAAGACAGATTCTCAGGGCTGAGTTCTGCATCAATGCTGTCTGCAATGCGCTGACGATCTGCGGCGTTTTGCAGGCTCAGGGCTTTGTGTCCAAACAGTTTGGCAAAAGAATTCTTGCGATCCAAATAAGTGTTCAGTGCTGACATAGTGACTCCTTGTTGCGATGTGTATATTATAGCATTTTGGTGATTTATCGTCAACCGTTTTACATTGACCAGTAAGTTTCGGACGCAGGGTTGCAACACCAAGGAGTGTCTGCATCAATTGTCACAGGCTTGCCCGTCATCAAGTTCTTCACAGTGATCTTAGGTGCAGTGTAAGTGTCACGGGCCACAATGTTCAGCTGGCTTTCATTCCAACCTGCTTTGTTACAGAGACGAGTTCTAGTGGCCTTTGCGGCACCAAAAGTTTTGTAGGCACGAGTCTTGTTGGGACCGTCTGTGACAATAAGTCCGGTACCTTTGCTAACGATTACGTATGACATATAAATTTCCTTTGTTTCTTACTATACTTCTATTATACAAAATAGCCCAATTCTGGTCAACCAGAATCTGGTGTTGTAATTAAACAACACCCCGCACATCAGTGTTCAAATTGGGCTTCAACTCACGAATCAGGGCACGTTCTGCAATGTGGGCTTCGGTTTTGCCACGCACCACTGCAACAATACGGAACTGAAAAGCCTCAGTGCCACGAGCACGAATTGCTTCGTACAAGGCCCAACTTTTGTCTTCGCTACGTGAGCGATAGATGTGCTTGTTGATGCGTGTTTTTACACTCTTCAAAACAGTGCTTTCTGTCTTGGCAGTGACGCCAATGTAGAAGTCTGCACCGCTCTCAATGCGGTAAATGATGTGAGTGCGATCTGCACGTTTTTTTCGGGGTTGCTTTTTAATTTCCATACTAGTATTATAACCGATCTTGCAATTCTGGTCAACCACTAGATGAAACCCTACACAGTGTAGGGTTTTGGGCAGGATTATTGGATAATATTATCGGGATTATCGGATAATATTGTCGATTATTATTATACAAATTCGATATTATCGGTACGCAAACGTTGTTTGGCTTGCTCGATAATACGTAGTTTATCATTTTCGATGGTATCGTAGGGAATATCTCCGGAAACAAAATCGCATTTTGCTTGTGGGGGGAATGGATATACTATATCTCCATGTTCATTTTCCCGGGGATATACGTTAAATGCCATAATGATTTTGTAAGTGCCTTTATCTTTATAATATACTAATTTTGCTCGTGCAATATTAGCAACAAGAATTTGTGCGTTTGACATACTGGCTCCTTTGTTATTGAAATACAATTATAACAAATCAGCCTTTTCTGGTCAACTATAATTTTCCAGGAACTTTTGCAGGTCGCCGTACAAGGTGGCCAGCATGGCTTCACGGCTTGAAAACAAGATCAACTGTTGACCCGGGAAATCAATGTAGTAAGGAAAGGTGATTTTTCGATCCAGGGCCAACAGCACACTCTTGTTCACTCTCAGTTGTTTGATGTTTTCAAGGGCTATGCTCCAACTTTCAATGTCAAGCATTTTAAAAGTCTGATATCCAAGATCGGTTAGTCTAGCACCGCCATCTGACCTAATATTTCGATACCAAACTTTGGTGGCATCATCAACTGACATCTGCTGATGGCTGGGCAGAAGATTGATTACTGCTTGAGTAATGTCATGCCGATTTTTCACGTGGATAAATGGTTTCCCCTTGCGTTAGCAAAACAACGGAAAACTTGTCAGTCTTGAACTGTGTATTTAATTTCTTGGCAAGATTGATGGCATGTCCACTGTTGGAGAAACTCACCTTGCGATACTTGGGCCCAGGATATTGAGTCAACATGTGTGCTGTTTTCAAGTTGATGGGTGCGCGGTCAAAGAACACTGCCCAGATGCCATCTGCGGCCAGCACCTGTTCACTGCGATAAGTTCGTTTGTCGGTGTTCTCAATCAACACATGCGGTTTTGGTCTACTCATTTTTAACTCCCATGTTTATTTATCAATAAACTCAGCAGTTTTAAAAGTTGCCACCATCCATGGAGACTGTGATCACATCAGTGTTGGTGTTGTCAGCGGGCTCTTGCAGTGCTTGTAACACCAATAAAAGCTTGGTGATATCGGCATGTAAATCACGGGCCTCGATGATGCTTAAAATTATATCTCGTTGTTGCCGGCTTTCGGCAGCTTTGATTCGATCAATGAATCGATTGATGTGCAGGCTCATTTTGCTTGTTCTGCCGCTTCTTGGGTTTTAAATGGTCCCAGATACTTGTATCTTTCCAGCATGATAAACTTGGGGCATTCCACAGTTTCATAATCTCTACGCACTTTTACTCGATACCAACCGGCTGCATACCAACTACGGCTTCGTGGTTCTTTGGTCCATAATGGTAGTTGGTGTTTGATATCAAACACTGAATTATGGGGAGTTTCTGTGGTATGGTATCCGTGAACCTGGTACTGTGGTTGAGTGCTGGGGGCGGGTAAAATGTTTTTAAAATCCACTAACACTTGTTCACGCAACATGTTCATGGTTTTATATACTGTGACACTGTCATTTATCCTCACTGAATACCCTTGTGGCATGTGTTCAATATTGCCTATTTTTTGATCGTTTTCCTGCAAAATCCAATATTGATCGGGTACTACTGTTTTGGCTACTATCATTGTTGTTTCCTTGTAAGATTATCCCAATACACCGTGGTAGGTTTCATTCAACCAACGTGAGTATTGCTCTGCGCTTTCGCTGACTCGATTCAATTCATACTTGCCGCAAAATTTCATAAATCGCACCCCCACTTGTCCCACATCCTTGTGTGAAATCTGTGACGCGATTGCTTGATCTACATAGGCCTTGACATTGTCGGGCTGTGCAGTCAAGTCAACCAAGGTGCAATTGCGTTCATAGTCATCCAACACACGATGCTCGGCACCTTCGTGATCTGACCAACGTTGCAACATCATGTTGTTCCAATTGTAGCCTTTTTTATCACGGTCTTCATAGGCTTCCAAAAGGCCCACCTTGTTCTTGGTGCCTTTTGTTCGCACACCTGGATAGGCCGAAAACACATTGTCACTGGCATCACCACGCATGCACTTCTCGAACAACAGCCATTTGGGATCGGGAATGATCTTGGGCTGTTTGGTCTTTTTGTCAACCACAGCACGATTCTTGGCATCAAAGATGCCGCGTATGGTCAACAACTCGTCGGTGATGCCGTTGTACTGATCCACGTTCTCGCTCAGCAATTGAACAAAGTCGGTGTCGCTTGAAATAACTGTGTGGTGATCTTGGGGGTGCAAAGCTATCCATCGCGCAATGATGTCATCGGCTTCGGCTTGCTCGTGTCGAATCACAGAACAGTTGGTCTGCTCTGCTAGGTATTTAGTGAAAACATCATAGGTCTCCCAAAACAGCTTGTCTTCTTCTTGCTCTTCTTCGGTCATTTTCCCGCGGGCCACAGCACGATTGGCCTTGTAGGGCTTGTAGAAATCTTTGCGCCAGCTTCGACCCTCTAAGGCAAACACCACGTGATCTGCCTTGAATCGTTGATGCATGCGATTCACTGAGCTCAACACAATGTGCAGAGCATACCCAACTTTTTCCCAGCTGTCGGCAGCACGGAAGGCCGCGTGGCGAGCACGGAAAAATAAGTTAGCCGTGTCAATTAGTAGATATCGCATGTTTACGCCAGGTTGTTGTTGATAATGTATTGTAACATAAATCTCTGCCATGCACGGTGAGCATCTTCTCCAAAATGCCAACTATCTGGAGAAACCGTGCCAAAACCGTTGCGGCGCAACCACGAATCAAATGTGGATTCTGGATTGTAGGGATCAATATAGTGTACTCCCCAATCATGTTGTTGTGATAGGGGTATTTTGGCAAAGTGTGAATTGCCGTTGAAAAATACATGTTGTATATTCAACTTGTTTAGCTGTTGATGAAAGGCCCATATTTTTTCATGTGATTGAGTTGTGCATTGTTGCCAGTCAATGTTGGCAACAAATTCTTTGTACTGTTGTTGTAGTTCAACAGGAACGTCATCAATACCCGAAGCATTGACTTGATAGTGGACACCGTCTTCGCCCTGCCATTCTTCGCGTTCCCAGGTGCTCCATTGAATCAACATCAATGTATCATTACACCATCCAGGGTGTTCTTCAATCCATTGCAGTGTGGTGCGAATGATTCGATCATTACTGCTGGCAGATTCAGCGTCACAGTATAGCACAGTTTTGAATACTTGACTTAGCCGGTTACCCCAACTCACTTGAAGATTGTCGGGATGCGGGACTCGCCCCATGTAAAAGTAGCGTCCGTCATCGTTGGCAAAAGCATGCTGATTCACAGCTTCGGCTGCGGCAGCGTGACTGTCACCGTTTACATACAGTCGCATCATTATGATATTGCCTTGATTTTTTCTGCTTCTGCAACTCGCTTGCGCAAACTGCTGGAACTAAAGCTATGGTCACGCCTATTAAATATTACTTGTATTTGTCGACTTTGGCCTTCGGCACGACCGGTAAAGTTTGTATCATTGTATTCTTCGCCCAAAATACGAATATCCAATGGTAGAATAAGCAACAAGTCAATCAAGTCTTGTTCAGTTTGATACACAACAACTTCATCAACATAGCGGCAAGCCGCAAGTTGAATCTGTCGTTCTACGATACTTTGAATAGGTTTATTCTTAGTATCAGGTCTATCAATAGTCGGGTCAGTTTGTAGTCCGCAAATCAAGTAATCACAATGATTTCTTGCTTCACTTAACATAGCAACGTGACCTGCGTGTAGCATATCAAATGTGCTGAAGGTAATGCCAATCTTTTTACCTTGTGCTTTTAGTTCTTTAATGTGATTGAATATCATGACACTTCTCTCCGTCCGCCACCAATGTCCTTGCTTTTTGTGTATCTAGCCGGAGTTGGATTCATGGCTTGATCTTGTTCCCAAGTTTCCATTACAACATGTCTACACACATTTTGGAACCAACGATCCACCACTTCAGCGTCGGTGTCATCGCGATTCATCATGTATCCAGCACGTACAAGATTGGCAACAAACTTCTCATTCCAATCCAGTTCAAATGCACCTTGATGCAGATTTTCTGAGTCCACTTCCAAACTTAGTATGGCCACATAAGGCTCGCCTTTTTCGTTGGCAATCTCTTTGGCAGATTTTTTTGGAGCCGTCCGGGGTTTTTCCTCTCGGGGAGGAGTTACTTCTGGTTCCGGCTTCTTTTTAAAACGATCAAATAATCCCATGACTACTCCTTAAAATAAATCCACGGTTTCCCAAGGCAAGTTTTCCTTGCCAAAGTGACCATAGTTGGTTGTTGAGCTGTAGATAGGGCGGAACAAGTTAAATCTTTCGATGATACCTCGAGGAGTTAGATCAACATTGTCTTGAATCCATTTAGTCAATCTACGTCCTTGTGCGGCATCAGCAGTTTCAACATAGAAACTCATGGGCTGTGCTAGTCCAATAGCATAACTGATTTGCACAGTGGCCCAAGGTGCTTGTCCACTTGCCACAATGTTCTTGGCAAGGTATCGCATCATGTAGGCAGCACTTCTATCCACTTTAGTAGGATCTTTGCCACTGAAGGCTCCACCACCATGAGGAGCATAGCCACCGTAAGTATCAACAATAATCTTACGGCCAGTAAGCCCAGTATCGCCATCAGGGCCACCAATAACAAATCTACCAGTAGGGTTAATAAAGAATTCAGTTTCATTGTCTACATATTTCTCTGGTAATACTCCACGAATAATATTTTCTACTACCATTCGAACTTGTTCAATGCTAGCACTCTCTGCGTGTTGGGTCGAACACACAACTTTGGCAATACGGAGTGGTGTGCCATCATCATTGTATTCAAATGTAACCTGACTCTTGGCATCGGGTTCTAGCCAGGTTACAATACCATTTTTACGTGTATTAGTCAGGCTCCGCAAAATTTCGTGGCTCCAATAAATTGCACTTGGCATATATGAAGGAGTTTCATTGCAAGCATAACCAAACATCAAGCCTTGATCACCAGCACCAAATGAGTCTGTGCCCAGGGCAATGTCGGCACTTTGACCGTGTAGCAAGTTAGTAATTTCTACAGTACGCCAGTCAAATCCAGCCTGCTCGTAACCAACATCTCTAATAACTCTGCGAACAGCACTGTCGATTGCCTCATCAGGAACCAGTCCCTTAAACTCACCAGCAATGACTACACGATTAGTGGTAACCAATGTTTCACACGCACACCTCAATGCTGGATTCTTTTGCGCCATAAACAAATCTAAAACAGCATCACTGATGGCATCAGCAACTTTATCAGGGTGCCCTTCACTAACACT